GCAGAATATGTAGTCGAGGATAGCAAATATGGGACGATTAGAGCTACTACTGTAGAAGTAGATGAGCAAGTACCTGTATGGGTATGGTTACTTATGATACTAGGTTGGTTACTTCCTAGCCCCACAGAGATTTATAAAGGCTTAGGTAACTTAATGGTAGGTATTAAGAAGTACATCAGAGATTGACTTGACAAATAACTACATTTGTGGTATAATGTATATATAAGCAGGAGATTAAATGACATATAGAGAAATAATCAACAGTGTCTTAAGAAGACTAAGAGAAGATACCATTGATTCAGATTGGTCTGGTGACTTATATGATTCTACTACAGTAACTGACTATCAAAAGTTAATCGGTGAGTTAGTTAATGATTCAAAGAAACAAGTAGAATCTTACCACGACTGGCAAGCTCTAAGAGAGACATTCAATATTAAGACTAGAGATGGCAATATGCAGTATACTCTAGGTGATTCTATTAGAGGTGCTGGTGTTTCATTTAAAGTTTTAGATGTAATCTGTCAAGAGACTGGTCAGGTGTTAGAACAAGTTACTAATGATTGGATTAACAATGCTACATTCCCACTAGCTAATATCTCTTCAGGTAAACCTACTTACTATGCTTTCAATGGTATATCACAAGCTAATACTACAAGAGAACCAGACTTTAATATTGACTTATATCCAGTACCTGATAGTGTACAGACTATCTCATTTAATATCGTAGGTGCTCAGAAAGAATTAAAAGAAGCAGACCAAGTATTAAGAACTCCATCACAACCTGTAATCTTAGGTGCGTGGGCTAGAGCTATCGCTGAGAGAGGTGAAGATGGTGGTACAGTATCATCAGGTGTAGCTGCTGAAGCAAGAGATGCATTAAATATGGCAGTACAACTAGACTCTTCTAATATGGAATATGAGAGAGACTGGTATGTCAATTAATGGTAAGGTTCTAAATGTAGTTCCTTTAGATACTATTGGTATCAATGGACTAGATTCACAGACTAACCCCACTGCATTAGGAGCTACTTGGTTTACTAAGGCAGATAATATTGTATATACTGAAGGTGGTAAAGTTACCTTCCGTAAAGGATTAAAACAAAAAACTCTTAATGCAGGTGCTAAGATAGGCTCTATGATAGAACACTTCGATGGTTCTGTTAATAAGATATTTGGTGCATCTGGTGGAACTATATACGAAGTAGATTTAACTGATAAAGACAATGCTTTTATCAATGGATATACAACTGGTGGCTCTACTTCAGATTGGCAATTCCAAAACTTCAATAATAAATTATTAGGTTTCCAAGGTGGTTTAGACTTAATTTATTATACTGGTGGTTCTTGGGCTAAAGTTAAAGATGCTTCTGGTTATACAGCTCCTAATGGAGTAACTACATTTGACCCTAGTTGTGGTCTAGGTTACTATGGTAGAGTATGGGCTGGAGGTATCACAGAAGAGAAAGATGTTCTCTACTACTCAGACTTATTAGATTCAGTAAAGTGGAACTCTGGCTCAGCAGGTGGTATCGACCTTAAAACAGTATGGGGTCACGATGAGATTGTAGCTATACATCCTTATATGGGTATGTTAGTTATCTTTGGCAAAGAGAATATCGCTATCTATAAAGACCCAGATGAACCTACTACTATGTATCTCGATGAAGTCATTAGAGGTGTAGGTTGTGTATCAAGAGATTCTATCCAAGCTATCGGTAATGATTTATACTTCTTGTCAGACACAGGTGTTAGGTCTTTAATCAGAACTGCAGAGTCAGATAAGCTTCCTCTTAAAGATATATCTATAACTGTTAAAGATGAGATTATCGCACACGTTAAAGCATCTACTAATGTTAAATCAGCATACTACTACGCAGAAGGTTTATATATGTTATCTTTTGTGGATAGAAATGTAACCTATGTATTTGACATTCAATACTTAACAGAAAATAGAGAAGTGCCTAGAGTAACTAAGTGGACATTTGCAGATAATAGACATCCTGCTAGTTTAATATACTCAGAAGATTATGGTCTTCTAGTAGGTCAACACTCAGGTAGAGTGGCTGGATATGAAGGTTACTATGATGTAGATTATTCAGGTTCTAATGTCTATACTTATCATCCTTATACTGGTAGTCTATCTACAGTATGGATGTCATTAAGTCCAGAGTTAGAGAGAGCTTCAATCCTCAAGAGATTGATTATGGTTATCTCAGGTGGTCAAGGCTCAGACGTTGGATTACGCTTATATAAAGACTTTGAATTAGCACCTAAGCTATCCCCTACATTTAAACTCAATCCTTCTCTATCAGGCTCTCCTGCTCTCTGGGGTACTGCTAAGTATCCTTCTTCTGCTACACCAGCAGCTTGGACTAGTGAGAAGTATGCTCCTATACACGGACTAAAAGAACACTCAGTACCTCTATCAGGAAGTGCTAAGTATTTAAGAATTGAGATGGACGGTGTAACTAAAGGCTACAAAGCATCTCTACAATCATTAGCTTTATTATTTAAACACGGGAAAACACGATGAGTAATTATACAATAGCAGTAGGCTGGTCAGGAAAGGATGCACTAGCAGATACAGATGCAGGAAAGGTCATATCAGGTGATGACTTCGATACTGAATTTACAGCAGTAAGAACTGCAGTTAACTCTAAGGCAGATGTTAATGGTGATTCAGCGGAGAACTTCACTTGTAACCTATTGACTGCTACAACAGGTACAGTAGGTGGTGAGACTATCGTAACATTAGATACACCTCAAACATTCACTAAGGCACATCCTACAACTGCAGAGACTATTTCTTTATCTTCTAATCAGACAGCTAACTTACTAAATACTGAGACATTTATTGTTAATGTTCAAGGTAATGGTTATACATTAGATGTATCTAACCAAACAGCAGGTGCTAAAGCTGACTTTATTATTAAGAACCAAGGTGCTTATGATGTAACATTTAGTTCTAACTTTAGTTTTAATGGTGGTAATAATCCTACTATTACTTCAGGTAATAATAAGTTTGACCTAGTTAGATGTGTATCAGATGGTGCATATATGTATTGTACTATCGATAAAGACTTAACATAAACTAAAAGGATAAGAGGATATGTCTCTAATCACCAACCCACAAGCTGCAGCAGATGCTACATTTAATGCAGGCAAGTATGTAGAAGATTATTCTAATGATGCAGCAGAAGCACTTACTGATACTTCTTTAAGTAGTGGTGGTGTTTCTAATAATCCACTAGCTGAGTTTGCTAAGGTATTAACTGGTAACACTATGTCATCAGGTGACTTATCTGGTGGTGGTGTTAATGCAGGAGGCTTTAATACTAATCCTTATACAGGTGGTTATAGCCCAGTAACTCAACAGAAAGTAGTGGACTATACTACCCCTACATATCAAGACCCATATACACCACCTACATCTTCACAACCTAAATTAAACCCTGTAACACAGACTTATAGTACAGGTAGTGATTCTTGGGGTTCTTATTCACCAGGTATTAATTGGAATTCTAGTACAACAGGAATGGATACACTAGATGGAATAAGTAATATGTTTAGTGGTTCTTCTAGTTGGAGTACACCAGGCTTTAAAGATTATGGCGTAGGTGTATCTTTTAATGCTAATGCTTTAGACAACCTAGGTGGAGGTTGGAGAGAAGGTGGTAGAGTATTTGACTTTGGTAATAAATCATTAGGTCAATTTGGTGCTGAACAATTAGGTATTAATGCTGACCAATATAATACTGGTAGACAAGCATTAGGTTTGTTCGGTCAATTCTCAGCTGCTAAAGGTGATTATGGACAAGCAGGTAATGTAGGTAATTTACTAAATATCTCAGGTCTTACAGGTAATAGAGCTTATGATATGGCTACTAAGGGTACAGTATTAGAGTATCTAAACGACCCTTTATCTGAAAGGTCATTAGTAGGTACTGCTCTTAATAAGACTGGTTATGGTGGTCTTATGCCTGCATTAGATTACTTCCAAGGTTATAACACAAGAGGTGGTTTATTTGGTGCGGTAGCTGGAATGGTTAATCCATTTGCTGGTGCTGCAATTAACTTCTTATCTCCTGAGTTAGGATATGAAAGAGATGCTAAAGGTAATCCTAAGCCTATAACAGCAGAACAACTTAAGAACTACCAACCTAAATATAATGAATACTTAGGTGGTGAAGGTGATTATGCTTTAGGTAGTTATGAAGCTGCAGGTAATTATGCCAAGAGTCACGGAGTAGAGCCTGGTACTTATGAATATGATATGGTAGTTGATAGCTATCGTAAAGCTTTAGAGAAGAATCCTAACTTTAGAAATCAAATGACCACAGCTAGAGCGGAAGCAGCTGCAGCTAAGGAAGCTGAGAGACAAGAGAAGATTAAGAATATCTCTAGTGCTTCAGAAGCAGTAGCTTTAGGTCAACCTTGGGGCAAAGAAGGAGATGCTAGTTGGTCACCTGATGGCGAGAATATCTTCCATAGCTCTGATTATAATTGGAATAACTTAGGTGGTGATACTGGTAGTGGCACTCCTACAGGTACAGACTTTTCTCCTACTACTAAGAATGATTATTCCCTTACAGATTCTTTTAAAGGAAGAGCTGCAGATATCTTCGAACAAAGTAAAGAGAAAGCAGCTAAAGATTATTTAGGTGTTCAAGTAGCAACTACTGGTCCTGTGGATAAACTTAGAGATGAGAAGAAAAGTTTTGAAAAAGAGTGGGAAGCTAAAGGTGGAAAAGTTTTAGACAATTATGAGAACACTATTGATAATGGTGGATGGTCTAGTGCAGATACTTCAGAAGGTACAACTGCAGGTGATTATGCTGAAGCTGGCTTCTCTCAAGCAGATATGGATTTTGCTACTAGCTTTGATGATGATGACTCTTCTGATTCAGGTGGTGGTGGAGACTCAGGTGGTGGCGGAGGTGGTGGCTCTTATATTGCTACAGCTGCAACACAAGCACTAGGTGAAGAAGGTCTAACTATCTTTGAGAACTGGAGAGATTATATGTTCACTGCTCTACCTACCTTCACTACATCTTATGGTAGATATAGAGTTACTGCACCTAAGATTGTTAAAGCTATTGATAAGAAAGAAAATAGTAAAGACATCTACAGTTGGATTTGGGATATGCACCTTAAGCCTATCTTTGATTTAATTACAGAAGATAAGGATAGTAAGAAGGCACTAAAGGATTATAAGATTATGGTAAAAGAATTACAGAATAAGTTTTTAAAGGAGAAAGCATAATGGCTTGGTATGATATATTTGATGAAGAGACTGATGATTGGTATGATTCAGCTGATGATGGTTGGGGGATAACGTATGATGCCTTTGACGATGATTCTTCTATGTATTCTGCAGATGACATAGGTTACTACGATGACTATGATGATAGTGTTTGGAGTACAGATTATGATTATCAAGATGACAGTTGGTATGATAATCTAGGTACTGTCTCTGAACTTGGTGAAGTAAGTGACAGATGGGATACTTCCTTCGGTGGTCAAGCTAATAATTGGACAGGCATTGGTACTGTATTAGGCAATCTTAAAAGGGGTAACATCTCTCCTTATACTAACAAAGGCTCGCTGTTAGGTGGACTATTAGGAGGTAAGGATGGTGTATTAGGTGGTGATGACTTAGTAGGTCTATTAGGTGGCGGTCTAAGTGCTTGGCAACAATCTAAAGCTAACGACCGTTATAATGAGATGATGCAACCTCTGACTGACTTATATAAAGCACAAGCTGCAGATGTAAGACAGAGACGTGCTAATAGAGATGCTAACATAGCAGGTGAATATGATACTTGGGAGAGTATGATGCAACCAGGCTGGGACAGAAGAGACCAAAAAGCAGAGAATCTCCGACACAAACAAGGTAAATTACAATCATCTTCAGCAGCTTGGGATAGAGCAGCTAATGAACAGTTTAGAGATTTAACTAAAACACAAGCTAGACAAAATATTGCTAACTTATATGACGAAAGAACTGGTATGTTAGGTGGTCAACTTAGTGGTTTAAATCCTTGGAGTAAAGAGTATGGTCAGAGACAACAGAATCCATATATTAATATGGGTCTTAGAGGATTACTAGGAGTATAATATGGGAATGTTTGACATTAGTGGTACAGGTCCTAGCACACCAATGTATGCAGAAGATTTATATGGTGCAGGTCAGAATATTATAGCTGACCAAATGGCTCCTGGTATCAAGAGAATGACAGGTTATGAATCACCTAAGCGTAAAGCTATGGCTATTGCTGACACAGCAGACTTAAGTTCTATGAAGTCTATTCAAGATACTTATAAGAAGCTACAACAAATCAATGCTGGTGCTGCAAGTGCTTGGCTTAAAGAAGCTTTAGATACTTATAATACTGGTACTCAGAGAATGACAGCTGAAACTTCTAGACTACAGGCTCTAGCTAAAGCTCCTGTTAAAAGAGAAACTAAGTTTGATGGAGTTACTGGTCAATTAAAATATGTAGATACTGGTCAACCAGTTCCAGGCTTTGAAGCTAAGAAGACTCCTAAGGGTGGTGATAAAGTTACTGTTAAGAGTCCTACTGTACAAGATATAACTATGATTAAAGAAGATATTGAATCAGAGTATGCTACAGGTTTATTTGATAAGTTAGTAGATAATAAGCTTCCTACGGGTATGACAAAAGATTCTTTAGCTGATTTCATCTTTAGATATAAGCAGATTAATCCTCAAGAAACTACATTCACTGTAATGGAGAAGATAGATAAAGGAACTATAGATGCTACTAAGATTATTTCTATTATGGGGGCAAGTACAGCAGCACCAGCAGCTGCTAGTCAAGACCCTTTCTCTATGCCTGCTATACCTAAATAAGGAAACAAAATATGACTGTAGAAGTAACACGTAGTGATTATGATTCAGTTAATCTAAACACTTTACTCCCTGGTGAGATTGCTGGGGAGTTACAAGCAGTAGATGAAGGGGATAGAGATTATATAACTCAAGCCCAAGCTTCTGAATTTAATGATAACTTCGATAGTAATGTTTTTTATTCTGATAAGAATGATTCTGTGTATGATACATATCTTAAAGGCAGGGAAGAAGCTATTAAGAATAGAGATGCTGCTAAATTAAAAGAGTGGGATAACTACTATGCTAGTTATAAAAGAATTAATAATACTTACTCTAAGTTTAGTGATTGTACTATCAACGGTAATTGTGAAGAAGGCAATGAAGATTACTACAATATATCTAAGAATGCTGAATCTAATTGGAAGTATACAGACCAAGTAAATAATCAAGACCTTCTAAAATCTTTACGTAGAACTTATGGTAATGTAAGAAGATTTGGTAAAGAGGCTGGAAAACCTTTCAGTGATAAAGAGTTGGTCGATATGTGGATGGCTGACCAAGCCTACTCTAACGTTAATCTAACTAAGATGGGCATTGATGCAGCATCTATGATGGGTATGACTGAACAACAGAAGAAAGACTTCGCTCTTCAGTTCCTAACTTATGATAAGATTGCAGCCACAGGTGAAGGCAGTAGAGACGGCTTCTCTCAAACAGCTGATGTATTAGGAGGGCTAATTACTGACCCTGCTAACTGGGGTGTATTAGCTACCTTTGGTATTACATTACTCCCTAAAGAAGCAGCTAGAGTAGGTGCTAAGAAAGGCATTAAACATTATATTGATAAGTTCTTAGCTTCTAATGTAGCTAAGACTGGTTCTATTACTGGTGCTTATACTGGTCTAGATAACTTAGCTCGTCAGTCTATTAAGATTCAAGCTGATGTCCAAGATGATTTAAACTGGGGTGAGTTTGCTGCGGTAACTGGTTTTGGTACTGTGTTAGGTGGTACTATGGGTGCACTGCTGGGTGGTATGAGTAATAAGTTTAATGACTTAGCTACCAAGTATATGATTAAGAATAAGATTGGTGATAGGGAGTTCTTACAAACCATTAGAGATAATGTTAAAGATGAGAAGTCATTATATAAATTCTTAAAGAACCTAGGATGGACACGTAAAGAAGCTAAGGAAGAGATTAGTGAACTACACAAGCAAGGCTTTAAATATGATGAGGCTGAGAGAAAGTGGGTTAGTGCTAATCAAGAATATAAGCCACCTATTGCTGCTAGGAATACAGAGCAGACAAGACACGGTGAAGATGTAAACAAACGAATTAAGGCTAAAGAGCTACAGCAGAAGGGTCAAGAGCAATTAGATAAAGAGTATATTGATATGGGTAATATTGATTTACAAATTCCTTTCTCTAAGGCAGGACAAAACTTCTTTGATTGGGTTACTAGATTAGGTAATACTGTAGGTCCTAAAGTAGCTAGAACTATTTATGGTTCTGATTCTATCTTAGTACGTTCTGGTTTACGTAGAGAAGCTATGGCACTTAATGAGGCTATGGCTGCTACAGATATTAATGTAGCTCGTATGTCTAATACTCTTAAAGATATGGTCTCTAAGAATGAAGCTGCTATTGGTGATTTAAATAAACTAATCAGAGAAAGAAATCCTATTAATAAGGAACAGAAAGCTTTCTTAGCTAAGCTAGATGACATTAAAGATAACCAGATGCGTATGGCTTTTAATAATAAAGTTATCACAGCAGAAGATTACCTTAGATATAAGAACGATAAGACCTACATACCTCGTGTATGGAACTCTCAACACTTATTAACTGATGAAGGTGCTGAAGAATTTAGTACCTTTATGTCTAAACTGTGGAGTAAAGACCCTAAAGCAGCTAAAGCTATCGTTAAGAATATTACAGGACAAGGTAAGAAAGCTAAGGCAGATGCAGAGATGATTATTAATAGTCGTTTTGCTCCTGGTCGTATTAAAGATATGTTTCGTAATAAGATGGATAGAGAGATTGATGTTCATCGTTCATCACACTTAGAGCACGACAGAAAGATTGAATTACCTGCTAGGTTAGAGCCTATGTTAGACCCTTTTATGGCTAAGCCTTTAGATAGATGGTCTAAGTTCTTTGAGGATGTAGTTAAACGTAATGAGTTCGCTAGAAGATTTGGTGCTAATGACCAGTATATCCATAAACGTATTAAGCAATTAGAGAAGCAAGCAGAAGCAGCTAGGAAAAGAGGAGATATAGATAAGCAAAAAGATAAGGCTAGGGCTGCTGATTATTTAAGAGAGACTTACTTCACTACTATGGGTAATCCTAAGTTCTCTGCTACCGTTAGTGAGAAAATGAATAACCCAACCTTTATGAAAGGTGTTGCTAAGATTAATGCTTTCCAGAATCTAAAGCTAGGTCTAGCTGCTATTCCTAATGCTACACAAGCATTCGTGAATGGTACAGTTAAGTTAACTAAATCTCACGGTCTAATCAAAGCTCCTTTCAAAGCCATCAGTGCTATCGTTAGGTCTATTGTTAAGACTAAGAGTGACTTAGAGATTATTAATAGAGCTGGTGTATTGGGTGAGATTGATTTAGCACGTATCGCTACTGAGAATATGCCACACGCTAGGATTGTAGAGAGAGAATTTAAAGGAGGTCTTCAGTTCTTGAATGAACCTACTAAGTTCTTAAGAGCTGTAGGCTTTACAGGCGTGGAAGAGATGAACCGTAGAGCAGCAGCTGTTATGGCACACGGACACGTAGCTACACTTCATAATAAACTTAAGACTTTAATTGCTAAAGGCAAAGGTAATACAGCTAAAGCACATAA